TTATGCAGCGATTAATCCGTGCGTCCGCAATATATTGAGAATCGCATCTATCGCCCCGCGAGCCTGACCGTCGATCACCAAGCCGCCCGAAGGATTGCCGATAGCGCCCATACGCTCCCCCACAACACGGGCGTCATTCACATATAGACCATCGGGACGACAGGCGCCGGAACGCCATACCGCACCATCATGATGCATCGCATGGCCACGGTCCACCACCCAGAGCGCCAGTCCCGCCATCGCCGAAGCGAAGCGCCAGCCACCCTCGGTCCAGCAGGCCACCATGCCTTCCCGCCCCACCCATTCGCCCGAAGCATCCGCGCCGACGATCCAGCATTCCCCGGCCGATGGTGTTGCGGGCGGTTCCCCCAGATCGGCGCTCTGCACCTGTCCGTGCAACAGCATGTCGATGCGCGTCAGCGCCTCATTGTGAAACATTTCCTTCTGCGCCTGCCCCGCGAAAAGCAGCGGCAGTTCCCAGCGCGGCGTCATATCCATCGTCATTGCCAACTCCCCTCAACGCTACATGGCCTTCAGGCCGGAATGGCGACACGGGCCGGCCGCCCCATCGCGCGGGAGCCGATCTGCCGGATTTCCAGAATGCAGTCGGCCGCGCTCGCTCCCGCCATGTCATCGGAAACCATCGCCGCGTCATAGAGCCAGACCGGCTCGGCCGTTTCGGCGCGCCGTTTCACCTCAGCACCGCGCAGAACTCGCAGTTCATAACGCTCGCTCTCTTCTCCCAGAGGCACGTCTCCGCCACTGCTCCAGCGCCATCCGTCGCGGCTGCGCCTTGTCCAGCCGATGCGCCACCCTCCCGCGCCGTCAGGAACCAGCCGGACATGCACGGGGGAAGGCGGCTTCAACGCTTCCCCCCTGATGGCGAGCGCTGCCTCGACCGGCTCCACGTCACCGATCCCGATCGCGCTCAACCGCAGCAGCGCGCCCTCCTCCCCTTCCGCGCCCAGGGCCGCGAGAGGCTCGATCAACCGATCTTCCTCCAGCAACAGGAATCCCTCTCCGCCGACATGGGCGTCCATTGCCCATTCGGTGCCGCGCAAACCGCGCCGCAAACCGGAAAGACGATAGCTCAGGGGACTTGTCCTTACCGCCCGGCTGAACTGCATCAACTCATCCCCGACCAGACACAGGTTGCTGCCCTGCGCCAAAGCCAGCTCATTGGCGTCCATCAATTCCATGTCTTGCGCCAGCAAGGTGACGAACAGCGAATGGCTTTCATCGATCAGCGTGGCGCTCCCGCCCGGCAAGGCCGCATCGGCCCGCCCCATCGTGGCGCGCGGCGCAGTTCTGCCTGCGGGAGCGGCCTCGCCCAACTCATTCATCGCGAACAGAGCAGCTCCGCGCCAGCCCGCTCCACCACCAGCGGCCGCGACAAGGATCGGCGTGCTAACGGTTCCGTCCTTCAAATTGGGCAGGTCGGCCAATAGCAAGCTGGTCGGACCATGCGGCGCATCGGACTCTCGTACGATGGCGCCCGACGATGCGCCCGGGGGAATGGTGCCCCCCGCCCCCGGCACCCGGCGCAAGGACAAGCGGACCGCCATGGCCTCCCATTCCCGTTCCTCGATCCGCCAGAGGCCCGCTTCGCCTTCGACGGTGACGACCGATCCGGGCTGGCGGCATAATGCTTCCCAACCGCAACGCAGCGTCAGGCCAGCGCGTCCCGCCCAATACGCCCCCAGCCGTTCTCCAGCCAAAGCCCGCGCCGCGTCGCCGGTCAGCACGGCGGGCAATTCCAGGCCCTGCTCCAGCCGTCCCGGGCCAGGCCGCGTGACGCGCTGCATCCCCGCCTGATAATCCCGCGACGCATCATAATGGCGGACCGATAGCGCCACCGGCACGGCATCGGCCGCCGCGCCGGATCGCTCCAGCGCGTCCAGCGCCCGCCCGTTCACGCGCCCGCACTGGCTCGCCGCTGGAATGTCGTGAGAGGCCTCCCGCCATTCCGGGCTTATCACAAGCCCCTCCTCTCCCGCCGCAAGAGCCAGTCCGAAGGTTTCGACCAACGGCGCAAGGGCGTCCTCCAGATCGCTACCGCCCGCCGCATAGCCATCCACGCTCGCCAGCCCCTCGCCACCAATCCGCTCCTCGCTCAGCCCCGTGGCGATTGCGCCGATAGAAACCGCGCCGTCATCCGCTTCGACCTCAAAGGTCAGTGACGGGATACGATTGCCATAATCGGCCAGCGACAAATCCTCGAAAACGGCATAGGCAATTCCCCGATGCGCCGGGGTTTGCGATGCCCCCTGCTTCGACGCGATCAAGGGATCGACCGCCTGATCCTCCTCTCCGCGATAAAGCCGGAAGTCCCCCAGAGCGGTCTTGAAATCGCCCGACGCCCCGCGCAGCAGATTGCCATCGGCCCATATCCGCTTCACCGATCGCACCGCCCGCGCCGAAAGGGCCACTGCAAAGCTCGCCGAATAGCTATAGGTCGTGACGCTCGGTTGCCCCTTCCCTCCGCCGCTTTTCTTCTTCGTCTCGCGCAGGTCGGTGGCCCAGATAACCGTGCCCGCCACGCGCATCGTCCCGAACAGCTTCGGGATTTGCGTGCCATAGGTCGATGTCTGGATATGCAGGTCCTGCAACCGCGGACCTTGCCGCCCCTTCGGCTTGAACAGCGCGCCATGGTCAAAGGCGTTGCCGACCAGCCCGCCCAGCGCCGCGCCGATGGGACCGCCGAAAACCGATCCCACGGCGGTCAGAACAACTGTTGCCATATTCCAATACCCCTCAAATCGCGCGCCAATGGCTGATGATCGGCCAGGGCGAACCTCCCGGCATTTCGACGACCTGCCGCAGCCCCGCATGAGCATGGACGAAGCCGCCCGGCACCCGGATCATCAGATGCAGATGCAGCGGCCCCGGCCGGACCAGCGCCAGGTCGCCGGCCTTCGCCATCGCCACTCTTCGCAATCCCGCCTGTTCCAGCCATGTTTCGATCCGTCCCACATCGCTCGTCCGCAGCGCGTAGCCGCTGGGCGCCATCCCCGAATGCCCCGCCCGGCCCAACGCCACCGCCGCCAGTCCGACGCAGTCCAGCCCCAGTTCCGCGCTGCGCCCATGCAATCGAAAAGGGACGCCGACCAAAGCCCGGGCCTCCGCGACGATCCGCGCCGCCATGCGCTCGCCGCTCATGCGCCGGGATAGCGGGTCAGCAGGTCCGTGCCCGGCAGATAAGGCTCGCCCCGGAAATTGACGACATTGCCGAAGCGCGCGGCGCAGGTCGCCAGTTGCCGGTCACATCCCTCTGTCAGCAAAGCCAATGTCCCCGCCTCCACCACGAAGGGCGGCGGATCGGCCAGTGTCGCCCGGTCGGTTTCATTGTCCGTCACCGCCTGAACGACCCCGCCATTGCCGCCGGTCAGCCAGCGCAGCGTGCCAAAGGCATAAGCGCCCGCCGTCAGCCCTTCGACCTGCGCCACGCCATCCTCGATACCAGAAACCACCACGATGCGCCTGCGTCCGGCCATGTCCACCCGGCACTGCCGGTCGCCCAGCCGCGCCCTGCAATCCGCCGAAGTCGAAGGCACGACCGCGCTCCGCAGCGCATTGGTCGCGCCCAGCAGTTCCGCCGTGAACGCGCCGCCCCTGCGCCCCACAGCGCCTATCTCCCCCCGCGCCAGCAACAGCCACAGCGCGCCCGGCTCCTCCCATTCGGTAAGCCGCACCTCCAGCGCCGCGCCATCCCAACGTCCTGCCATCAGGTCATCCTCGCTGATGGCGTCGGATGTCAGCGCGCCCTCGACATCCATGTCCGCGCCCTCCGCCGTGATGCCGCTGCGGATGGCCGAAGGCATCATGCCCGGCGCGGCGCGATAGCGGACATGATCGACAGTCAGGTCGCGGTCATGGCTGGTGAGGCCCATCGTCACGCCATCCCGCCGCTCCAGCCGCCAACAAAAGGCCAGCGTGCACAGCGGCTTGCCCAATATCTCCGCCACACTCATTCCCGGATCTCCACCAGCGGCACCGATGGCGCCTCCCCGGCGGCGAAGGTCGCCCGGTTGATGTCCAGCCGGTCCTCGGCAAAGCGCACCGGCACGTCGAAGCGGAAACCGGCGGTCAGCACCGCGCCCTCCGGCGGCGCGGCGTCAAAGGCGATGACGCCCAGCCCCGCAAGGCTCCAGCCGGACAGCTGCTCGACGCCATCCACGGCGACCCTGACAGATCCCGACACCGGACGCGTGATGGCCCGCGCCTGCGCCTCCTCCCCCTCGCCATAGAAGCGCATGAGCTGGAACTCCGCTTTTATGCCGTCGCCCACACCCAATCGTTGGTCGATCGGCCCCGGCGTTCCGCCCGCCGCGCAGCTTCGATTGTCGAACGGATCGGTGAAGCGGAACCCCCGCGCCGCGCCCCGCCGCGCCCGGAAGAACGCGATCAGCTCTCCAATATCCGCTTCCGACCGCACGCCCGGCCCCGCATCGAAAGACAGGCGCGCATCGGCCCAATCGCTCGTCCTGCGTTCATGGCCGGATGGGCTTTCCACAATCTGCGTCGAAAAGGCCGGGGACAGGCTCGCCTCTCGCCCCACGCTCAAAGGAAAGACAATATCATCAAAGGCCTGCATATCTTCTTCCCCATCCAGTCTGAAGCAGGTGAAGCCATCGCGCGCGACCTGCGGCAGCGCCCAGATGAACGTCGCCGCCGTGCCGCGCCGGATGGCGGCGTCCGCTTCCCCGGCGATCTCCCGCCATTGCGCGGCATCCTCCGGCGCCAGCACGAAGCCCGAAAAATAATGCTGCCGCTCGATTGGATAGCCCAGCCGCGCCGTCACCTCTTCGACACCGCGCGCAGTCAGCCGCCTGCGCCCCTGCGTCACCCAGTCATAATCTTCCAGTTGCAGCACATCGAAGGCCGGGTCCGCCCACCCTATCGGCATGTTCGCCCGCTTGGCCTCCGGCGCGAGCGGATCGAGCACCGTCGGCAGGTAAGCCAACAAATGCGTCACCGCCTCCGGAGCCAGCGCCTTCACCGCCGCGCAGAGGGAAGTCGTGGACGCCGCCAATATCGCCCCCGCCGCATCCAGCAGCATCTTCTGCCCGGCAGAAAGCGTCCCCCGCACATCCGGGATCGAAACGGGACTTTCCCCCAGCGCCGCCCGCGCCGCATCGTCATACAGGCAGATGCGTCCATCGGCGGGCATCACCCACCACCATGGCTCCCCGACCTGAAACTTGACGGCAATATCATTATCCAAGGCTATGGTAACAAAGGAAGAAGATACCGCCTGCAGATAGCTCATTGCACCGGCATGGGCCGGGGACAGCAATGTCGAAGGCGGCGTCCAGCCCGTCAGCGCCGGATCGCCATTCTCCGCCCGCTGCTTCCATCCCTCCGGGCAATGCGCGTCGAACAGTTCATAGGACAGCGACCAGATCACCCCCAGCCCCATGGTCTTCGCCCGCCGCGCGAAATCGGCGTGCCATGCCGCGCAGGGCGTATTCAGCGCTCCGCCTTCCAGGGTGACAACATGCCCTCCCCCAACAGGCAAGAGCCGGAAATAATGGCTCATGCCGACATAATGATTGATGTCGCCGCGATAGCCGAGCGCATGGATCGCCGCGATAATCCGCTCCGGCGTCTGGTTCAGGCAATCGTCATAGCCCGTCGCCATCGACAGCCCATGTTCGGGCACCACCACATCACCCACCGCCAGCACCGATCCTGCGCCATCGCACCTGATGCCGGACAACTCCGCCCAGCCTTCGACGCCCGCCGCAAAGACCGTATCGCCCGCATCATAATCGAGCGGCGCGAGCGAAACGAACATCCGGTCGATATCCCCCGCCCACACCGGATCGCTCTCCTCCGGCAGAAGAAATCCGCCCTCAAGGCGAGAGAAATCCAGAATGATTTCCGTATCTTCTGGATCGCCATTGGCATAGTTCCACAAGCGCACATACCAGGACCGCGTATGGCCTTCCGCATCGCGCCCCTCGATGGTCAGCGTCGGCCCATGCGTCTGGTCCAGCCGCCTGAGACCACCGCTCCGCCAGCGAAAGCGCAGCACGCAATCGCGGAAATCGCGCGCCGTCTCATAAGCCAGCAGCGGGTGACTCCATTTGTCCTCCGCTTCCCAGATCAGCCCGGCCAGATCGCCCGAGCCGTAAAAGACCGCATCCACCCGCAGGGCATCGGGCGCTGTCGTCACCACGCTCGCCATCATCGGCCGGGGGAAATTCACCGTCCAATGGGTCGGCGCGAACCGCTTCATGAAACGCGCTTCCTGCCCGCCCCGCTCTTTCGTCAGCCAATAGCCGATCCCGCTCATCCGTTCAGCGCCCCTTTCACCGCCCGGGCCACCTGCCGCGCACTGCGCGCCAGCAGCCGGGGATTATCCTGCCCGTCGCCTCGTCCCTGCACCGCGATGCTCACCCGCACGTCGCGCCCGCCGCCGCCATGCGCGACGACCTGCCCGCTCGCCGTGGGCACGAACAGTTCCGGTCCCCGCTCACCCACCATATAGGCGCGGCCCGGCCCCACCGGCCCGCCCGTCGCCCGCCCCGGCAGCCCCAGAGCCGACCCGATCAGCGAAGCTCCCACATTCAGCAACCCGCCGCCGCCTCCACCGCCAATCGACCCCATCGCCGACCGCAGGGCGCTGCGGGCAATATCGTCCAGCACCGACAGCGCCATGCGCCGCAAATCCTCGAACCCGAACTTGCCCGTCCGCGCGGCCCTCAGCAGCCCCTGCTCGATCCGCCGTCCCGCCCGTTCCGCGCCCGCCGCCAGCGGCCCCTCCATCCCGGCGCGCATCGCTTCCACATCGCGCGCCAGCCCCTGCGTGTCGGCGCGCACGCGCACGACCAGCGTGTCGACTTCCTCTTCCATCGGATTTCCCCTGTTGCCCGGCCTCAGCGATCCGGCATCATCGCGCGCAGCCGCTCCAGATCGCCCGCGTCCACGCCAGCCTCCGGCCCTTCCTCGCCCCGCGCCGCCTTCAGCACGGCCGCCAGTTCCGCAGGCGTCGCGCGCCAGAACTCGTCGGGCCGCCACCCCAGCAGCCAACCCGCGATCCCCGCCAACGCCGCCGCCCGCTCCGCAAGCCGCGTCGCCGCGCTCATTTGCCCGTCAATATCTGCTGCAATATGGTCCGCAGCACCGGCGTCACCTTCGCCAGTCCCAGCGCCAGGATCGCCTCGCCCATCGCTTCGCGCGTCAGCCCGCCGCTGCGATCCGTCAGGCAATGCCAGAACAGCGCCGCCATATCGCCCAGCGACAGCTTCCCGTCCGCCGCCCGTTCCACCAGTTCGAACAGCGGCCCCACTTCCTCCTCCGCCGCCACCAGCGCGGCAAAGCTGGGGCGCAGCGTCAGCACCTGCCCGCCCAGTTCCAGCGCGGCCTCGCCCCGCGCCGCGTTCGCCGCCGCGCTCATTGCGACACCACCGGGCCGGAGCTTTCCAGGCTCAGCGCATAGTTGCGCTCGCCGTTATAATCGCCCGCATAGTCGAGCCGCGTGACCAGGAATCGCCCCCGCATCCGCTCCCCGCTTTCAAAGCTCAGTTCATATTCGTCGATGGTGCCGGACAGGGCATGGTTGCGGATCCGCACTTCCGCCGCCGATCCGGTGAAGATGCCCGCCGCCGACACGCTGACCGACCGCACGCCCGCGCCGGACAGCAACTCGCGCCAACCCCCGCTATCCTTGCTGGTGACGTTCACCGCCTCGCCATTGACGGATAATTGCGTGGTCCGCATCCCCGCTACCGTTGCGTAGCTTGCCGGGCTGCCGCCATCGCCGACCTTGAGCAGAAACGCACTTCCTTTTTCGACGCCCATGGCGCATTCTCCTTGTTCGTTAACCCGTGCCAGAATCAAGCTGTGGAGAGGGTCCGATGCTTGTTGCAGTTCCTTTGGTGATGATGCTTGCAGCCGCCCCCGCGGCTGACCCTGTCGGTGCCGGGCGCAAGGCCTATTCCCAATGCCTTTCGGCGCAGATTCAGCCTGCGCTCGACAAGAAGCTCGCGCTGGGCGATTTTCAGTCCGCGCTGAAGGCGAAGTGCGGCGACAAGGAAGCCGCCTTCCGCGCCGCCATCGTGGCGGACGACAAGACCAGCGGCATGTCGGAGCAGGAAGCCCAGTCCGACGCCAACGATCAGGTGTCCGAATATATGGACAAGATCACCTCTGAATATGAGGATTATCTCAGCCCGGCCTGATCGGCCTCACGCCGAATGGCGGTTTTGGATGGGAAATCGACCGGCCGCTTTCCCTACATGGGTGGGTGCGTCCGCGATTGGCCAAAATTCGTCACTTCTCCAATATCCACACTCCACCGAAATCCCCTCAGCCCGCCTCCCGCACCAGGCGCAGCCGATAGTCCGCAATGGCGCGCCAGCCGCGATCCCGCCCCGATTGCCGGGCGATACGGGAACGCAGCAACTGCGTAGTAACGATCCGCCAACCCTCGCCCGCTTCCGTCATCGCCTTCACCACGGCATCCACCCGCGCCAGCAGCGGCGCGATGCGGGCAGGCGTCTCGCCCATGTCATGCAGACTGATCGACAAACGCAATTCCCGTCCGTCGACATCCTTCGCCCCCCAATCCGCGCCAAGACACTCTTCCACCGCGGCATAGGGCGACGTCGCCCGGTCGGGCGCGCCATCGAACAGACCATTAAGCCCGTCCATCAACGTCATATCCTGCTTCAGCGCCGCGATCATGGCGGCGCGAACCGTTATTTCCGCGCTCATGCCCTGCCCCTTCCTGCTTCACGCAGCGTCAGATCACCCATCCATCGCGCCATCAGTCCGCGCCCCGATGCCCGGACATTTTCTCCGTCCACCCGCACCGATGCCACGCCCGCATCGCTCATCGCCTGCGCGATCGCGGCCCGCCTTCGCGCCGCGCCAGCTTCCGCCAGCGCAGTCATGCGCCTTTGCCATGCCTCCCTCATGCCAGCCGCATCCGCCGCCATGGCCGCCACAGCGCACTGACGACCGCAGGCGGCGCCGCGCCTTCGCCGCTGCGCGCCGCGTGATGATCCGCCGCCAGCCGCACGATCCCCTGCCGGATCGCTTCGGGCAGACCGTTCATATCCTCCGCCATTCCCGCCCGATAACGCACGCAAAGCCGCCGCCCGCCGCCCACGCCCCTCAGCCGCACCCAGCCCTCGCCCGACGCATCGATGTCGATCGCATAGCGTTCCGGCGGCAACGCCTCTTCCACGCCCGCCGCGTCCACCGCCCGCACATCGAGGATCGCCGCCACCGGCCGCGCCGACAGCCGTTGCCAGCGGCCATCGCCGGACACTGTTTCCCGCGCCTCGCGTACGATCAGCCATTGCCCGACAAAACCCTCGCACAGCGCCGCCGCGCTTCGCAGCAATCCTGCCAGCACTGCATCCTCATCACTCGTCGCTATTCGCAGATAGGCCTTTAATTCCGCCAGCGATGCCGCCAGCGCGCCCGCTTCCCCTTGCGCCGCCATCATCATCGCTCCTCCACCCGCACATGGATCGACCGCTCATCTTCCTGCCCGTCGGACAGGGCGACGCGGTTGGTCACATAATAAAGCCGCCCCACAGCGCCACCGCTCAGCCGCACGCTGGTCCGCAAATCCTCGAACGCATCGGCCTCCACCACGATGCCGCCCGCTTCGGCGGGACTGACATGCCACACGCTCGCGACGACATGCTGCCCGGCCAGATAGGCCGACCAGTCGATTTCATGGTCGATCCGCGCCTGCGGATCTTTCAGATAGAGGTTCATCTTATCCTGCTTCCTCCCGTCGCTTCGGGCCTCGCGGGGCCTGTCCTGCCTTCCATGCGCTGCTTCTGACCGGGTCGCGTTCCGGCCAGCCAGCTACCCGGCCAGACCAGTGACGCGCGCGCATTGCCCGCATCGCCAATCGGCAATGCGCCAAGCGCCTCACCCTCCATCGCCGGGGCCTCCGCTCAACTGGGCCAGCGCCGCCTCGATCCCGGCGATCCGCCTGCGTTGCCAGGCTGCTTCCAGCGCCAGACATTCCTCATAGCGCAGCCCCCATCGGTCCCCGGCGTCCCGGCCGGGACGGACGATCTGCCCCTCCTCATCCCGTTCTTCCGTTTCCGCCTCCCAGCTATCGAAACAGACGAGGCCCAGCCGCACCGCTTCCCCTACGCCCATGCGCGCGTCGATCGCATCGCGCACCTGCTGCGCGATCAGGCCGACATGCCAGCGCGCATCGCCGCCTTTCAACGCCACGGCATCGACGAAGCGAAAGCGCCGCCACGTCACGTCGCCCCACGCGTCGAGCAGCGCTTCGGGAATATCGTCCACATCCCGCTTCTCCCGCGCGTCGGACGTGTTGATCGTGCCGGTGCCCGCATAGACCACGGACCAGCGGCTGGTGGCCGCTCCCAGCGCGAAATTATTATCCCCGCCAGGGGTCATGGCGGCGGAACTGATCCGGACACGCACGGCCCGTGTGGTCGATCCGATGGCGGTGGTGGCGATGGCTATGTCCGCGCCATAGCCGGAGTTGGAATAATCCTCCGTCGCATAGGCATAGACAGCCGCGACATTGGCGGTCCAGCCGTTCGACACGGCTTGATAGCCGGCCATATACATGCCGCCCAATATATCGGACGTCTGGACCGGGGCGGGCGTGGAAACCGTTCCGCGCGCGCGCCGTCCCGCGATCGCGGCGCTGGCGGCCGAGGTGCCAGCGAAACGGTTGATATAGGGGTCGCCGGTCGTCACCACGCCAAAGCTGTCGAACACCGCGCTCCCGCCGGTGATCGCCACCGCGCCCGCATTCTGCGTCGCCATGTTTCCCAGCTCCAGATTGGCCCGCGCCTGCGCGGCCGTGGAAGCTCCCGTCCCGCCATCCGCAATGGCCAGGTCGTCGATGCCGCTGATCCTGCCCCCGCCGATCTGCGCGTCATCGCTCACGATGGAAACCGCATGCAGCGCCGACCAGCGTCGCGACGGGCTGCCCAGCGCCTGCGCGTCATCCTCGTCCGGCAGCATATCGCCGCCCGCATCCTGCACGCCCAGCGTCACCCGCGCCGTCGCCGCATCGGCATCGTCCAGCAACGACCGCGCAAAGGGCGTGCAGGAAATGGCCTCCGCGCTCTCCATCCCCGTAAAGCACAGCAGCCGGTCCGCCCCTGCCTCCACGCCCGCCAGCGCATCCAGCACGCCGCTCGCCGCCTGCTTGCCCGCCAGCGCCGCCTCGATCCCGCTCAGGTCCGGCGGCGCATGATCATGCGCCTCCACCGCCCGCGCCCATGCCGCGTGCAGCGCCAGCGCGACCCGCTTCTCCCCCGCGGCGAAATCCACCGCCGCGCCGCCCGCCGACGAAGCGCCGACCGTCCGCGCCAGCCGCCCCTCGCCGTCCAGCATCCCGCTGCCCGCCTCCCACTGGCTCGCATCCGTCACGCCCACGATCACATAGGGAAAGCGCGCGCCTGTCCCCACCGCATCGGCAAAGGCGCGATAGCCCATCATCGCGCCGCCCAGCGTCAGCGGCCCCGTCCCGACATCGTAACAGACCTCCCGCACCAGATCGGCCATTTCCCAATCCGTGATCGCCACGCCCGTCTCCCCACCAAACAAAAAGGGGGACGCGAACGCCCCCCAAAGTTAATCCGCCGTCACCCCCGCATCAGGAAGCGGCGAACTTCATCAGCTTGATCGCCTCGCTGTTCGCCACCGCGCCGCCGATCCGCTTGACGGCATAGAAGTGGACGAAGGGCTTGTTGCTGAACGGATCGCGCAGGATGCTCGTCTCGCTGCGTTCCGCGATCACATAGCCCGCATGGAAATTGCCGAAGGCGATCGACAGGCTGTTCGCGCCGATGTCCGGCATGTCCTCGGCCTCCACCACCGGATAGCCCAGCAGCGTCGCAGGCTGCCCCGCGCTCATCGAAGGCTGCCACAGGAACGCGCCGTCGCTGGTCTTCATCTTGCGGATGGCCGCCAGGGTCGCCGAATTCATCACGAAAGACGCCCCCTGCCGGTAGGGCGCGCGCAGGCTCTGCACCAGATCGATCAGCCTGTCCTGCGGATTGGACGCCGCAAAACCGCCCGCCGCGCCCGAAGCCACATATTGCAGCGACCCGAAAGCCCGCACCCCGTCCGCCTCGTTGGTCGTCGTATAGGTCAGGAACCCCTTGGGCTTGTTCGTGCCATTGCCACCCACAAAGGCCGCGCCCTCCGCCGCCGCGAACTCGCGGGAAATCTCCCCGGCCAGCCAGCCTTCCACGTCGAACTGCGTATCGTCCAGCATCGCCTGAGACGCCGCCGGATTGGCGTAAAGCTCGCCCGAAGGCGGCGCGATCTCGTTGAAGCTCGGCGTCCCTGTCTCGGCCCTTGCGCCCGTCTCGCTAGCCCAGCCCGACACGATGCCGCCCGCACTCACCAGCTTGCGATAGCCCGCGCTCCCCGTCCGCACCACATTGGCGATGGAACGGATCGGCGAAATCGCCTTCAGCGTACTGTCGATCACCGCATCGATCTCTCGCGGCACCGCATAGCCGCCCGCAGTCCCGCTCGCGCCCGAAAAGCTCTTCAGCTCCACGCCCGCCTCAAGCCCCTGCCGCAGATAGCGATCCACGAAGGCCGCCCGCGCCGGATCGACCGCACCGCCCTTCACGCCATCCAGCGCCGGGCGCTGCCCGGAGAGAAAAGCGCCGTCCACCCGACCTTTCAGCGCAGCAAGATCACCTTCCACAGCCGCGATCCTTTCCCCCTGAAGCACCGCGTCAAAGCTGTTCTCCAACATATCCGTCATCGACTTCTCCTTGCCACAAAACGAAAAAGGCGGCCCCGCAGGACCGCCAAAAACCTTCTCCCCATCGGGAAGAAGGATACGAAACCTTGCCAGCCTGCTGGCTAGGCGAAGTTGGAGGAGTGGGCCTCTCCGCCCTCCTCCACCGCAATCACCCGCGCCAAGGGCTGCATCGGATGGGTGACGATGCTCACCTCCACCAGGTCCAGCCCCAGCAACTCGCGCGGCCCCGCGCCCCGCGCCTCCCGCACCCGGTAGCCGAAGGACAGCCCGTCCACCGCCTTCTCCCGCAGCATCCGCGCCGCAGCGCGTCCCGCCGCCGTCCTTGCCGACACGCGCCCGATCACGCGCAGCCCCCGCGCATCCTCCTCCAGCCGCTCGACCGATCCGATCACCTCGCCCGGCCCATGCTGCCACAGCAGCGGCACGCCCGTCGCCCGCGCGCTGCCGAAAGCCCCGGCCCGCACCACGTCGCCGCCCCGGTCCACCCGGTCGAACACCGCCGCATAACCGGCAAAGCGCACATCGCCCCCGCTCATCCGCGCACCAGCCCCAGCAAACCCATCTTCACCGCCAGCCCCAGCAGCACCAGAGCCATGGCGATCCGCACCGCCCAGCCGACGACAGCGCCCCGCGCCGCCTTCTTCGCGTCGCGCCACGCCGACAGCAGTTCCCGCAACTCCCTCATGTCGCCCTCCGCCCGCCGATCCGCCAGCCCCAGCCGCTCCAGCGCCCGTCCCGCGCCCAGTTCGCTTGCCTCCTCGATCAGCGCGCGGATCATCACCATGTCCGCGCTCATCGGCTGAGCCTCCGCCTGGGCGACCAGCCGCGCCAGCATCTCCCCATCATATTTCATCGCACACCGCTCCCCGCCGCCCTTTTCCAGCCGCGCCGCATCGCCTATGTCCCACGCCATGAAACGCGTTACCCGCAAATGGCTGATCGTCCTTGTCCTCGTCGCCCTCGGCGGTCTCGCCTGGTGGGCGGACCTCTTCACCGTGGGCGACTGCCTGATGCAGGGCGGGCGCTGGAACTGGGGCGGACATTTCTGCCGCCTCGATTCCCTCGCCCAACCTCTGCTTTAGGCGATCATCAGCATCGCCTTCTTCTCCTCCGCCGTCAGGAAATCGGCGGCCGCCACGCGGTCCCACAGCGCCGCCCGCTCCTCCGCCAGAGCAGGCACGGCGTCCAGATCGGCCTCGACCCGCGCGCCCGGCCACCAACTGCACAGCCCCTGCGAAAGCCCCGCGCACAGCTTGGCCACCAGCGGCAGGATCGTCTGCCGCCACAGCGCCCGGTTCGCCTCGCGATAATTGGCATAGGTGTTGTCGCCCGGCAGCCCCAGCAGCATCGGCGGCACGCCAAAGGCCAGCGCGATCTCCCGCGCCGCCGCCGCCTTCAACCCCACGAAATCCATCTCGGCGGGCGACAGGCTGAGCGCCTTCCAATTGAGGCCGCCCTCCAGCAGCATCGGCCGCCCGGCATTGGCCGCGCCTGCAAAGGCGGCGTCCATCTCCTGCCTGACCCGCTCGAACTGCTCCGGCGACATCACCGACCCGTCGCCCGGATCATAGACCATCGCCCCGCTCGGCCGCGCCGCATTGTCGAGCAGCGCCTTGTTCCACACCGTCGCGGCATTGTGGATCGCCACCGCGCCCGCCGCCGCGCCGACGCAGCCCAGCCCATAATGATCGTCCAGCGGGTGCAGCGCTTTGAGGTGAATGATGCTCGTGCGCCCCGCGCCGTCCTCCGGCGTCAGGCGCGTCACGCTGTCCCCCACGCGATAGAGATAAGCGGCGGGCCAGCCCCGTGCATCGGCCTCCACGCTCACCCGTTCCGGGCGCAGCGCATACAGCTCGGTCGGCGTCCCGTCCGCGCCCGCCAATATCTGCACATAGCCATTGCCGTGCAACAGCAGGTGGCAGGCCAGCGTCTCGACCAGCGCCTGCCCCGCCGAACAGCGGTTGACCAGCCCCAGCACTCGCGCCGCCGCCTCCGGCTCCACGCCGCAGACTTTCAGCGCCGTCGCGCCCGCCGCTTCGCACACCAGCCGCATCGCCCGCTGCGCGATGGGATTGCCGATCACCCCGGCCCGCACCTGCGCCTCATAAGAGGCAGGCCATTCCCCCAGAGCCACGCCGCCCGATCCCCAGGCGCGCGCCAGCACCGGCCGCGCTCCATCGCGCGCCGCTTTCGTCCCGAACCATTTCATGACAAACCCCGTTTTTTCAGGAAAAATATATTAGGCCGCGGACAAAACGGCCCTTTTCGGCCAAGGGCGGCCATGCCCAAACCCACCTCCATTCGTCCTGAGTAGGTAGCCACTGAGCTTGTCGAAGTGGCGTATCGCCCCTATTCAGGCCGAACCGGGAGAGGGCTGAAATAGCAACATCCGCCAACCACCCGGAGCCGCCCTCACCACGATCACAAAAAATCCCCGCCCCCTATCCGGAAGCGAGGATAAAAAGATTCGCCGGCAGGGGAAGACGCCATAACAGCCCCTCCTGCCCTTCCCCTTCTCCCCTTTGGGGGAAAGGATACGGCCCCTTGCCAACAAGCTCGCCCGGCGCAGTGGAATGAGGGGAGGGATCACGCCCCACCCTCACTCCAATCTCACGGATTGCGCTTGAGCACCCGGTCGCATTCCGAATTGGTGCCTTCGCTCTTGCCGATCACCCGGCCCGCGACGGCGCCAGCCGCACCCGCCAGCAGGGATTCGCCCAGATCGCCGCCCGCGATCGCGCCGACGCCCGCGCCACCCGCCGCGCCGATGACGGTGCCCTTGTCGCGGCCCTTCTTGGCCTGCAACAGGCAATAGCGCACATCGTCGCGATCGGACGGATGGGCCCGCGCGACCCGCGCCCGTTCCTTGCTGTTCAGCGACGCCGCAAAGGCTGGCGCCGCCATCAGCGACACGCCAGCGAGGGCCGCCATAAGCTTGCCCATATTCATCACACATACTCCAACAGTTCAGCGATACGTCTGGGGAAACGAGCCGCCGTCGCGAAGGGTTCCTCATCCCAGCGTCCTGATCCGCGCATCGCCGCGCCGCGTCAGCATCAATTCGGTGAGCGCCCATACCAGCGCGTCGGCCCGGTCGGGCGAGCGCCCCGGCCCTTCATAGCCGCCCCCGGCGATCAGCCCGCACATCTCGTCCTCCAGGTCGGGAAAAGCCCCGCGATGCGCCACCCGCCCTGCCTCATAGAGCGCCGCCACAGGCTCCGCCCGCGCCGCCTTCCCCCGGCTGGCATGGACCAGCTTGACCGGCAGCCCGGCCTCCGCCGCGCGCAGCACGCTTTCGACCATCGCGCCGCCATTATTGGCCTCCGCCACCACGCGGTCCGCGCCATAGGCCGCCGCCGCGCCGGCCACCGCCCGCGCCCAGCCTTCGGGCCGCATCTTTTCCACGCTCGCGTCGGCCAGCACATAAGCGCGCCCATCCGCGCCCAGCCCCGCCACAACGATCCCACACGCATCCCCATGCGCCGAAGCAGGCGGATCGACCGCCACCACCACGCGCGTCAGCCCCTTTTCGGGCACATGCCGCACCCGGCACCGCTCCAGCAGGTCGCGGGTCCACAGCGCGCCCTCGATCTCCTCGATCAGCTCGCCGTCCAGTTCCTGCCGCCCCAGCCGCGTGCCGCCATAGCCTTCTTCCATCGCGGCGAGGAAACCCTCCGCCAGATGCGCCGCATTGTCGGCCGTCCGCCCCCGCGTCACCACCGTGTCCCCCCCTTCCCGCGCCGCCAGCCGCCGCACCAGCGGCACCGGCCTTGGCGTCGTCGTCGCCAGCACCTGCGGCCTGCGCCCCAGCCGCATCCCCAGCATGAGGTTGTCCCACACCGCTTCCCCGCCCGGCCATTTGCCGATCTCGTCCGCCCAGCCATGGCTGAATTGCGGCCCGCGCAGCGCCTCCGGGTCGGCCGCGCCGAACAGCGTGGCAATCGCCCCATTGGGCCATATCAGCTTCCGCAAGGCAGGCGCATAAGCAGGCCGGCACCACCATGGCGCGATGGAAAGCAGCCCCGAAACCCCCTCCACCATCACGCTGCGCGCCTCGCCCAGCGTCGCCCCCACCAAAGCGATCCTTGCGCCGGGATCATTTTCCGCAATCTCCCGTACCCATTCCGCGCCAGCCCGCGTCTTGCCGAAGCCCCGCCCCGCCATCATCAGCCAGACGCGCCAGTCCCCGTCCGGCGCGACCTGCCCCGCCCGCGCCGTCCAGCGCCATTCGGCGGCCAGCCGCTCCGCAGCCGCGTCGTCCAGATGCGCCAGCACCCGTTCCCGCACGGCGTCATCCTGCCCGGCGAGCCATTCCATGTCCGACATCCGCATCGCCTGCGCCCCCGCCTCAATCGCCCGCCGCTTCCCGCCTGCGCCGCACATCGTCCAGCAGCGCGCGCATCTTCGCGATGGCGTCCTCCGCTTCCGGGCCGTCGCGCATTTCCGCGGCGCGCAGCTTTTCCACCGTGCCCTGATGCGCGAGCAGCAACCGGATCGCCACCACATGCGGATGCCCGCGCTTCAGCTTCCGGCTCTTGAGCGCCCCCTCGCCATCCAGCGTCAGTTCCTCATCCTCCACGCCGAACAGCGACTGGCGCAGCAGCAACGTCTCCAGTTCCGCATAACCGACGTTCATCGCCTGGTTCCATTCCCGCGCAAAAGCCGGATCGCGACGCCGCTGATAATAGGCGCTCGACAGGTTCTTCTCCGCCGCGCGCGCCGCTTCGCTGACATTGCAGGTCGCGGCCAGCGTCTCCATGAACCGCTTGCGCCGCGCAGGCGTCCATCCGTCCTTACGCACCGCCTTCAATTGCGGCCCGCTTCCCGCCGCCCCCCGCTGCCCCCGCTGCGCGACCAGCGCCTCCGCCTTGTCCCCCGCCCGGCCGCCCAAAGGTGGCCGCGCCTTTTCCCGCTCTCCCGTCAT